GCAGATCTGAAGGTTGAACGTAAGTGGAGATATTCAAGTCTATTTGGATCTGCTTCTAGCGCAGGCCATATTCACATCGTAGTAAGAGATAAAAACGGAACTATTACTGGCTCAGCAGGAACTATTCTTGAAACATTTGCAAATGTTTCTACTACTGTTGGTGCAAAACTAACAGATGGTACAGCAAACTATTACAAGACAGTTCTTGAAAACAGATCTGCTTGGATAAGTGCATCTAATACTAGTATTACTGCAGCCGCGCCAGTTACGGAATATGAAACACTAGCAGGAGGCGCGGATAGCTTAGATGAATCTAGTATCGGTCTCGGCGCTCTTGCTACAGCTTACGATTTGTTTGCAGATGCAAAAGAACTTGACATTTCGTTTGTTCTTCAAGGCAAAGCCAATACCGTCATGGTTAACAATCTTCCTACGCATGCAAACCTAGCAAACTACATAGTTTCTAATGTAGTAGATAAACGTAGAGATTGTATTGCTTTCCTATCACCGCCAAAGGAAGCTGTTGTAGACATCGCTGCTTCAAATTCTAAACTCAACGCAGTTATTGCATTTCGTAATCTTGTTCAATCATCTTCTTATTGGTTCATGGATAGCGGATATAAGTACCGCTACGATAAGTATAACGACGTATATCGTTGGGTACCTCTCAATGGCGATATTGCAGGTATTACGTCAAGAACCGAATCTTGGGAATCTCCCGCTGGTTACAAGCGTGGTATTATAAAAAATGTAATTAAGATTGCGTTTAATCCAAATAAGACTCAAAGAGATGCGCTTTATGGCGCAAATGTAAACTCTGTAATGTCAATTGCAGGTCAAGGCATTTTGCTCTTTGGAGATAAAACTGGACAAGGCGGAGTTACTGAATCTGGTCAAATTGGAGCTAGCGCGTTTGATCGTATTAACGTTCGTCGCCTATTCATTACTGTAGAAAAAGCAATTGCTAATGCTGCTGAGCAGTTTCTATTTGAATTCAACGATGAGTTTACTAGAACTCAGTTCAAGAATTTAGTTGAACCATTTCTTAGAGACATTCAAGGTCGCCGTGGTATCATTGATTTTAGAGTAATATCAGACGAAACAGTAAATACTCCAAACGTCATTGACCAAAGTATGTTCAAAGCAAACATATTCATTAAACCAGCCCGTTCTATCAATGTTATCGAACTTACATTCGTTGCTACCAGAACTGGTGTCGAGTTTGATGAAATTGTCGGTCAAATCGCCTAATAAATAGATAAAAGGAGAAAAAAATGGCCTTCAATATACAACAATTTAAATCAGAGTTAGTGGGGGGCGGCGCTCGCCCCACGCTATTCCAAGTTCAAATCACGAACCCAATTAATCCAGCAGCAGATCTGAAGGTGCCATTTATGGTATCTACAGCTGCTCTTCCTGGTTCTACTGTCGGAACAATTCCTGTTCCTTATTTTGGCAGAACTGTAAAGTATGCTGGAGACAGAACTTTTGAAGATTGGTCCGTAACAGTTATAAACGACGAAGACTTCCTGGTACGTAATGCAATGGAATCGTGGATGAACGCTATCAATAGTCACGATAGTAATACGAGAGCTCTTCCACAAAATTATAAATCTACTGGTTTGATTACTCAATATAGTAAAAATGGAAGTCCAATTCGTACATATATCTTCGAAGGTATTCATCCAATTTCTGTAGAACCAATTCCAATGTCTTGGTCTACAACAGATCAAATCGAAGAATTTGGTGTAACATTCCAGTATGATCTATGGAGAGTTGAAGGTTCCACCGGTATTTCTACAACATAATTGAGGATAAATTAAATAATGCGTATATTTGGATTCGAAATACGAAGACCTGAAGACGAGGAGGACATCAGCAAACAGCCGATGTCCTTCGTCGAACCTACAAACGATGACGGTGCTATCACTATAGGAAGTGCTCTTGGCGGTTCCTATGGTATGATGCTTGATATGGAGGGTGCAGCAAAGACTGAGGCTGAGCTTGTTACCAAGTATCGTAGCATGGCTATGCAAACTGAGATTACTCAGGCCGTAGATGAAGTTGTAAACGAAGTAATCAGTATTGATTCACATGAAAAAGTTGTTGAAGTAGTTCTTGATGACACTGAATTGCCAGAAAAAGTAAAAGAAAGAATTATAGAAGAATTTGATAATGTCTTGAGTTTACTTGACTTTTCAAATAATGCATATGATATATTTTATCGCTTTTATGTAGACGGTCGTCTAAATTATCATATTATGATTGATAACGAAAATCTCAAAGAAGGTATCTATGAGCTTCGTTATATTGATCCAAGAAAACTCAGGCTTGTAAAAGAAATTGATAAAAGAGAAAGAGATCCTCATTCTGGAATTCCGGTAAAGCGTGTAAAGTCAGAGTACTTTATGTACTCTGAAAATGGCTTCGGAAGTTCTAAAGGTTCTCAAACGGATACGACTACGCAAGGTTATCGCATTGCAAAAGACTCTATTGCACGTATTACTTCTGGCATTCTCAATGAAAACAATTCTATGGTTCTTGGCCATTTGCATCCAGCAATCAAGCCATTGAACCAACTTCGTATGCTTGAAGACGCTGTCGTGATCTATACTCTTACAAGAGCACCTGAACGTCGTATTTTCTACATTGACGTTGGTAACTTGCCGAAGGCTAAGGCTGAACAGTATCTTCACGATATGATGGTTCGCCATAAAAACAAGCTGCAGTATGATTCTACTTCTGGTGACATCACAGACTCCCGTCGTTTCATGACTATGACTGAAGATTTTTGGTTTCCGCGTCGTGGTGGAGAAAGATCTACCGAAGTTGATCTTCTTGCTGGTGGTAATTCACAAGCTCTTAGTTCTGATGAAAACTTGCTATACTTTCAAAAACAACTTTACAAGTCACTTCGAGTTCCAGTTTCAAGACTTGAGTCTGAAACGATGAACGCTTTTGGCAGAGTTTCTGAAATAAGTAGAGATGAACTTAAGTTCGGAAAATTTGTGCGTAGACTTCGTGCAAGATTCTCTCAGCTTTTTGATACGATTCTTGAAAAGCAGTTAATTCTGAAAGGTGTCATAGATCCAGAAGAATGGGCTGAAATCAAAGACAAAATTCGTTACGACTTCATGAAAGACAACTATTACGAAGAACTTAAAAGTGCTGAAATTCTGCGTGAAAAAATGTCAACGCTTCGTGAAGTTGAAGAACAAGTCGGAAAGTACTTCTCAAGAGAATGGGTAATCAAAAACGTTCTTTTCTTGTCTGAGGATGATTGGAAAGAAATGAAAAAGCAAATTGACAAAGAAAAAGAATCCGAAGATCAAGAAATGGATAACATGGCAGGTGATCAACCGCCGCCTGAACAGCCAGATCAAGAGGCTGAGGAATCATTGCGAGTTATAAATAACAAAAATAATCAAATTGGGAGTACACGAGAATGAAATCTTTCAGAAAACTCGTTTCAGAAGTAGCTCAGCCAAAAGCTGGAGATGAAGTTCACTTCAAGGCAAAGCACGAGGTTGAAAAGTTTCCGCACAGTCATGCTGGCGATGAAACGTTCAAAGGCACAACTAAAAAAGCGCCAAAGCGCATCGCAGATCATGAAAAAGGCGATGATCAAGCTGTTTATGAAGCAAAAAAGCTTGATCCAGTCGGAAAAGAAGATGATGACATTGACAATGATGGCGATGTAGATTCATCTGATAAGTACCTTCACTCTCGTCGTAAAGCTATTTCAAAGGCTATGAAAAAAGAAGCTGCCGAAGAGCTCGATGAAATTAGCAAAAAGACTCTTGGTTCATACGTTAAAAAAGCATCTGATGATATGGCAAATAACGCATATACTCTTGGAGCACGTGACCCTCTTAAACCAAAGGGCAGCTGGGGTAAGTCTTTTAAGCGTAGAGCTGGTATTGCAAAAGCAACAGATCGTCTTACGAAAGAAGAAGTAGAGCTCGATGAAGCTCGCAAGAGTTCTTCATATCAATTTACTCATAAGCCGGGTGATGCTGAGTCTGAAAAGAAATTGGCTGACCTTAAAAAATCTGTAAAGGGAACTGGTAAGCGCGTTGT